TGTGGGAAAATATATTTGCTAATTGTTATCCCCATCTCGCTACCAACTTATCAATCTCATACTGTGGCCATACAGGTATATCAAGCTCTTTACAATCGTTAACTACTCCATCTAGCAGATAAGCCATCTCTCTTGAATCGTAATGGCTTGAACCTATATAGCACCGCAGCGCCTTCATAGTTACTTTATCCTGCCCCTTCATTGCAGTATATGTGTCTTCCACAACGCAATGCCTATATAAGCCTTCTATCTCACTTGCAGCGTCCTCAATAACTTCTATGTAGTGCATCACTCCATAATCTTCCAAAGCCCTGATATAGACTTTTTCTTTAGTAGTGCCTAACACCTTTGCTAACTCGCTGCATAACTTCCATAAATAAGCATTTGCATTCAGACTTCGCTTTCCCTTTAATGGTTTGACTTCTACTACTACCTCTTGGCCTACCAGCTCCTTAATCTCGTCTGCATCATCTACTTCAAACGAGATAATTGTTTCGCCATCAAAAGTATTAGAAGCACCAATATAATCAGCTATCAATTAAATGGAAGCTCCGCCATATCTGTTTCTGATACATCCATGAAGCCTTCAGCATTCTCCGCAGGAGCTGGTTGAGCACTGCTGCCTTTGCTTTCACAGAAATATATAGAACTAACAATAATCTGTTCAGCTCTTACCTTCTGTCCGTCCTTGTTGGTGTAATCATTATTGTGCAGCTCGCCTTCAATCAAAGCTCGCATTCCTTTGTGAAAATACTTCTCAACAAATTCAGCAGTCTTTCCAAAAGCTACAAAATTGAAGAAATCTGCACCAGACTCACCTTCCTTCTTGTATCTCTTGTCTATGGCCATAGAGAAACGAGCAACCGCTGTATTATCTCTACCGCCATATGCAATCTCAGGATCCTTGGTGAATCTTCCCATCATAATTACTTTATTCATTACTTTTCCTTTCTCTTATATACATAAGCATCACATTTTTGAGTTTTATTGATTATTCGCAAGTATGCAATCTCGCCTTCTTTGGTATATTCGACTTCAGAAACAGCAAATTCATCATATGTATAAAATGATTTAGGCTCATTCCTAGACTTAACATCAACTGTCCTTGTATATAGCTGAGGAAGATTGTATAAGCATCTACCAATGCCCCAGGATATACATGCTCTTTTAAATGAATCAGAAGCTTCACCTTTTGCTTCTTCTGAATAAGATGCGCTTCCTACATCCTCTTTCCATATCCATTCACCAGTTGCATCAACACCTACCTTGCAATATACTTTGCCATTGATATTCTCATGTATTCTCTGCCAATGATAAGCGCCTACCGCATCATCTAAAATGTTCATTGCTGTCCTAGCATCAAAATATAAGTACAGGCTGCATCCGCTTTCATATACCCTACCAACTCTGCATTTAATCTCTTCTGGAAGTAGTTTTCTGAATCCCATATTATTTACCCCTTTGTATTTCTAGTTCTCTAGTTTTTTTCAAAATCCTGTCAGCATATCTATTGCTGCTACCATTCAATGCATCTCTAAAAGTCTTACTGTACTCTCCGCAGTTGTAAGCCACCAATGCTTCATATGCTTCATACTTGTATGAATATTCTTTGAGTATGTCAGCACCTACCAATATGTTTGAATACGGATCAGTTAAATCTGTCACACCCAGTCTATTCATTCTGTCTCTATGACAATCAGGTTTGATTTGCATCAATCCAATTGCTCCATGACTCGATACAGCACTTGGATTCCAGCTTGATTCATAAAAGCACATTGCCTGAAGCATCTCACTTGATATTCCATATCTAGTTCCAATCTCATCACAATATGCTACATACTCATCTACTCTCGCCTGCTGCGCATATGAATGAATAGGAAAAAGCATTATTAGCAATACAACTGCTACGAAAACCTTTTTAACACCCTTCATAATCCTCTCCATACAAACAAGTTAAAATATTGTCTTCTTCAATTCCTTGGCTCATAAGATAAGCACCTCTCTTATGCATTGCTCTAAGCTGATACATATATTGTCTTCTCTGGTACTTAGCTCTCTGTTCTGCCCTTGCAAGCTTTACCTCTTCTGAATTAGTCAATCTCTTGATTTCCAATTCAACCTGCTCATCTGTTAATTCTGTCTTTGCCATGCTTAACTCCCTTCTGCTTAAATAAGCTGCTGTGCTACTTTTGCGTTATAAGTAGTCTTTGTAAAGTTACCTCTTTTAAGCTCCTTGTAAATTGTGTCCCTATGCACATCCAATTTCTTTGCTACCTCTTCAATAGACATTCCCTGTGCAAGCGCTCTTTCGATTGCTAGTCTATCGTCATATCGAAGTCGCTTGTATTTTCTTGCCATCTTTATCCTCTCCTTTCCTGCAAAATAAATAGGCACCAAAGAGTTTTCCTCTTTGATGCCTTAATAGAAATTATTCATTTTTCTTAACAAAAAATGAAATTCGGCATTGAGTATTACCTCTTGTCGAATTTCATTCTACTGTTTACCATTGAAAAATGCAACATTTATTTCGACATTTTTTATCATTTTTCTTCTTTTCGGCACTTTGTATAATTTAATTCTACTTGTTTTATTTATTTTGTATATTATTCAAATATATGGAGTAAGACTGCTGCCTATGCATTATAATACATACTTAAAAAAGCGCAAATTTAGATTATAGAATTTTAGAATCTTAAAGATTATATTTTATAAATTAAAGAATATATTTTTATGCACTAGAATCTATCATCTTTTGAATTTCTTTTTCAAATTGCTCCTGAGCTGTATGATAACCAAAAATACTTCTCGGATAATTGTTTATCCAATCTTCGATACTCTGTATCTCTTCATCAGTCTTATTGTCAAAATTAGTTCCCTTTGGAATCTTCCTGCGTATCATCTTATTTATATTTTCATTTGTTCCACGCTCCCAGCTGCTATATGGATGGCAATAATACATATCTGTTCTTTTGCCTTCAAACAATATACTCTTCTCCATTTCATTAACTAAAGTAAATTCAGATCCATTGTCTACTGTTATACTTTTAAAAACTTTAGGAAACAGACTTCCCCATTTCTTCTCTAATATATTTAGCACACCAACCACTTCATCAGCAGAATGATTTTTCACTTTGAAAATAATTTCTTGCCTAGTTTTTCTTTCTGATAAAACAACTAATGTATTTTTGCTATGCTTCCTGGAACCCAAAACACTATCCATTTCCCAGTGTCCAAACTCTTCTCTATCATTTACTGATATCGGTCTTTTATCAATGCTTGTGCCTGCACTAGCTCTAGCCTGCTGCCTTTTTACTTTTCTGTATTTCCTTTTATGTTTCACTGGCAAATTTTTGTTAGTCAAATGCAAAAATATTCCTTTATCAATGTAGCTGTATAATGTCCTCTCACAAATTTTTGTCTTAAACTCATTTTCCCTGCCTTGCGCTTTAAGCTCTCCCAAAACCGCTCCAGGACTTAATCCGTCATCAAGTATTCTATGCTCAAGATAATTTGCATATTCATAATCATTAGCAATTTTCAGCTGTGTCCCTCTAACTTTAAGATTGAGTTCACACCTTTGTTGTGCTATATCAGGACTATATCTCATTTCTGTTGTCCAATCAGAATTGAGATGCTCATATTGTCCTCTTTTTAATTCATTGTAAATAGTAGTTCTGTGAACATGTAATACTTTTGCAATTTCAACAATACGATAATTAGCTTTTATAAGCGCTTCAATTTTAAGCCTGTCAGCAAATTTCAATTGCTTAAAGCCTTTTGTTCCTGCCATATTTACCACCCCTATTATTTTTCGGCACAAAAATAGGCAGAATGAATATTCATTCATCCCACCTATTTTCATTTAATTACATTCTTTCAACTTTCTGAACCAGCTTCTGAGCATCACGCTTCAGCTCTTCAGGGAAATCATCCATTACAGAATAGATACAATCAACCATTTCATCCATTGCTTCTTTTCCTGATGTTCTACTGTAACGACCTCTGCTGTCTCTGTTTCTATAAGAACCACCTTCGCCTCTTTCTGAGTATCTCATGGAATTTCTCATAGAGTTTCCTTCTGATCCACGATAAGAACCTTCTCTGCTCATTCTATAAGAACCATCCATAGCTTCAGACATTCCTTCCATCTCTTCAGCTTTCAGGATATTCTTTTTCAAATGCGCCAACTTATCAGCGTATTCTACTTCAGCCATAGACAACTTATGTTCATTGCCTACTTTCTGCTCAAGCTCTTCCAGCTCTCTGCATACATAATCAACTAACTTATGCATTCAACTCATCTCCTTCCTACGATATTCTGTTAATTACAAGATTAGCATTCTGAACCTCAATTGCTGGTGTAGGCTCTGTTGCTGCATCATCTACCGTTGCATCAACATATCTCACCGACAAACTAAAGCAGCATCCTCTTGGTACTGTAATAATGGCTGTGCTTGTAACATTGCCATACTCATCTACAGCAGCAGGAGTATATATAGCTCTGCTTGTCAATCTTGGTTCGCCATTGACTGCTACCGATAATGCAATCGGAGTGACTGCACCACCTTCAGGTATTGCAATATTTCCATTAAATGTCACCTGATATCTTGCAAAACAGTTACTTGTGTTACCTCGGAGAATAAAAATTCCTGTATCATCCTCATGATATACATTACCATTCGGACAAGGAATAGAAGCAGTAAACAGAAGTGGTGCATTTAAAGCTACCAGCTGTTCAGCATTTGCTAAATATTCTGCCATAATAACACCCCCTTAGAAGGAACCGCATCCACATCCATTGTTGTTACAAGTGAATATAGGAGTGCGACCATATACAGGAGTTGTTGGAACAGGACAATTGCTCAATCTGTTGTATAACTGATCTACTTCGTCAGCAAATCCCTGCTGAATAAATGCATTCTGTGCAGTCTGAGAAGCCTGCATATTTGCCATTGTAAGCTTTCTCTCAAGGTCTGAAATCTTATCATTCTTCGCATCAAGTTCAAGCTGGCAAAGCTTATCCAAAATAGCCTGAGTATTTGCTGTCTGATTAGCAAGCAAATCTCTTGTGTTATTTGCATCAGCAAATCTTGTCTGATTGCCTTCATTCTGGATAATGTTCTGTGTCTGGCATGTTGCCAAACGATTCTCACAGCAACAATCAGCCTGCTGTCTTCCAAGGTCTGTAATAGCGCCTGTAATTGCAGTCTGAGAAGCAAAGTTCTGCTGCATATTAGCAATCTGTCTTGCGTTTGCTCCCTGCTCAATGCCTGCAAATCCACTGCAAAGCTGAGTCTGAATATCTCCTAAATCAGACTGCACTGAAGTAATTTGATTTCCAATCTGAGCATTCTGGAAGCCTTGAGTTGTAATTTCCGCCTGGTTCATCCATGGATATAACATTGCTCCATCAGCAGCAAAGCCACCCATTCCATAACCACCGAAACCGCCCCAGCCATTTCCTGCGATTAAGAGTAAGAGGATAATCCATCCCCAATCTCCGCCGAAATTGCCGAAACCACCATTATTTCCGTAACCACCCATAGGTGTTACTGGCATTACCATGCCATTCTCATCTGTTAAAGCCATCTCTTTAACCTCCTATAAATTATTTTAGGTTAGGAACTATTCTCCAAGCGAATAGTCCGTTTATATCAAAGCCTGTGCACCGACTCTAATATCATTTACAAAAATCACTATATTTTATAAAAACAGTGATTTTATTGTTTCATCCCCATGTTTTGCGCCTGCTTAATAGCAGCATTATATTGTTCCTGTGATATCTTCCCACTATTCATCATAAATTGAATAATAGCCTGCGGATCATTAGCAATATTCTGAGGCACATTAAACTTGCTGAGCATAGCCATAGGATTCTGTTTAATGGTATTTACCATCTGCATTATGTTTCCTAAATTATTCATCCTTAGTCACCTCTTTTTTATTTGGCTTAATAAGCCCTCTAATTTCCTCTTCAAAGGATTTTAACTCTTCATGTGTTACATAGTCTGCCTTATGTGGTTCTGCAAGCGCAGAAGTGCCTTTTTGCTCGTCTCTGAATGTGTAATCAAGTATTCTCATACTTGGCATACCACTTGCATCCGCTGATTTAAGATAAATTGTTGGTGATTCTGAATCCCAAAGCTGAACAGTAGTGTTCGGAGCTACCAGGTAAGACTTAGCACCTGCTTCTCCCTGCACCCAGATAAGATTATTACTTTGATTTTGATTAGCTGCATTATAGTTCTGGCCTGTTGCCTGAGGATAATACTGCTGATAATTAGGTTGATAAGTTGTTGGATATACCATTTTCATTCTCCTTTCTTATACCAGAAAAATTGAGGACACAACTTACTTGAGTCCCATGAATCATATAAATTACCATCATGTACAGTTGCAACATGACCACCAAAGCCAAGTACAAAAGTACCATCAGGATTATCTCTGCAAAAATCTTCAGCTGTATAGCAATCAGGGCATTTATTATCAATAGCTGCACGATAAAAGCCATATTTCCTTAGCGCAGCACCCCACACCGCATCAGAAGAAGGCATATCAGCCATTGAAAAACCTAGTGACACAATTAATGCATATGCATCTTCCCAATCCATATCCAAAGCTTTTGCAATTGCTCTGACCGAACAATCTCCCACTCGTCTTTGCATAGGATTAGGATTATATTCTATCCACATGAATTTCACCTCTTTCCTTTTCTTCCAGGGAAGATAAAAACTCATCTAATTCTTTATGTGAAAACCCATGTTCTTTTAAAAATTGATGATAAGTCAGGTATGCATCACAAGGAGAAAAGCCACACCTGATCAAACGATTTATATATTCTTCCATAATCTCTGTATTCCCTCTCTATAAGTTCATAATAAAAGAGAAAGCATATACTTAACATACATACTTTCTCTACTAATTCTTTATAGCATTGTTATAGCAATGTTATAACACTCTCTTCATTTTATCTTTGACTTTTCTGCTAAGCTTATTTGCTTTACCAACAGATATATTCATCAACTCAGCAATTTGTTCAATAGTCATGTTCTTGGCTCTATAATTAAAGAAATCAAGTTCTTCAGAAGTAAAATTGCATTCATTACGAAACATTTGCAATTCACGCTCTACAAAATCACATATCTGCATCATCTGCTTCTTCTCTTGCCACCTCTTGAAACTCTTCTTCCAGTGCTTCTACTTCTTGTTGCTCTGTGCACTGTTTTCACTGTCTGCTTCGCTGCCAACATAATCACCACCTATCACTGTATTTTCACTTGAATTATCAGATTCCTGAGTAATAGTAGACTCATCCACTGGCAAACTTATATACCACATAAAGCCAAAAATCGTAAAAACTTCCAATACTACCATTACACAAAATGCTATAAACCATCTTTTCGCACTAGCTTTCAGCTCTTTCAAAAGATCACTAGCCAAATTCTCTCCCATATTATTATTCTTCTCCTTTAACTTCTGGAATGCCCTTAATAGACCAAAGAAGTGATACAATACCACTCACAATAGCTGTTGATGCAATTGTCTTCCAATCAACCTGCGATAATGTAACTGCTGCTGGAATAAGCGCAAGGGCAGTCTCTGCCATTGTCTTAATGGCTCTGATACCTGCTGCCTTGAACCACTCTACTGTATCAATGTGTTCTTTGAATACACTGTTATTAAACATTCATGCTCACCACCTTCCTATTCAATAAATGCCTGTATCTTATCAATGCATTTGCCAATAACACCTGCATAATCAGTGTCTTCCACAACCCATGGCAAGTATGTACTAGATTCTGTTGTGCTAACACGATATTTAATCTTGCCACCTGTATTCTCAGATTTAATCTGAATAGCATCTATCTCATGGCCTTCTGTCAATCCTGCATATCCATTGTCATTATCCCACCAATTATAGCCTGATACCCAAGGAAGCCAGTCTTTATCTAACAAATGAACACGATACTTAATTGTACCCTTGTCAACTTTCATGGCAAGTTTCTCAACTTTTTTCCCTTCAACACCAGCATAATCATCACAATTTTTTACCTCAGCATAATGCTTGCCATCTGATCTAACCTGATAATATACATTTGCTTTAGCATGATTCTGACTAGACAATGAAGCAAAGAAATCTAACACATTCTGTCCCCATTCCAAAGCCATCACCACATGATTACCAGGAGCAACAAGAATATCACCAGGCCATAGATTCTTATCTGTTGTAACCAAATCAGAAGCTCTTAATATCTGGAATAATCCTGTAGCACCAAATGTATTTACCATTGTAGAAGTTGTTGGAGCATTATAGATATATTCCAAATCTCTAACACCTGCTCCAATAGCTACAGCTGTAATAAAAGCTGAGCAATCAGTATTGCATGGATTTACTGTCTTGAAATTATAACCATTTCTTTTCAATTCATTGTGCAAAGTATTTCTCTCTGCCTGAGAATATCCAATGTTATTATTCCAGCATCCATCCTGTGCTAACTGAACCATCTTATTTCTGATGTTATCATCTTTGCAGCGTAAAACTACGCTATAACCAAAATTCCACCAATTGCGGATACAGACTTCTCTTCCTGTCTGATCTCCTGCCCTTCCATTCACACCGCCTGTTTCAGCAATGCTTGCATGTGCAATCTTTACTGCCATTATGAACATCTCCTTTCTATCAGATAATCATTTGCTTCTTCCCTGGCTATCTTACACTCTTGAATATTATTTCCATCAATGGCATGTGAAAGCAATGCTCCTGTTGATTTGATTAACACTCTATTGCCCTCTTCCAAACTTTTAATTCTCTGATCATCATTATTCAGGTATCTTCCGATCTGTTCTATTTTATTTTCTATATGTGTTATTCTCTGTTCATGCTCTTTATATGGAGTTTTGGCCTTTTCCCTTAATATAGATACTCTATCTATAATATTGAGAATTGTCAGCACAACTCCAATCCACAGCACAATATCTTCTGGTCTCATTTCTTCTCCTTCTCTTTATAGCTAACTTTATATAGACATTTTATTTTCTTTTCTATTTATCACCTTCTTACTTTCTGTTAAATAGCGATTTAATTACCATTATACAAAAAGCGTAAAGTAATTGAACCATTATTAGGTGCTTGTGTGTATCTGACATTAACATAATTACTATCAGTATCAACGCCTATTGATACTACTGTACCAACACCTGTATTAGTTACCAACATACAACTATAGATTTTATTTGTAGAACCAATTTCACTTGGGATACCTAAATTCTGATAGTAATAACCAGCGGTTTGAGATGTTGATGTAATTGAATAAGTTTGTGTTCTTGTTTTTATAGCTAATCTTAGTTCAGTTAAATCACTATTTATCTGAGTGATTTCATCATCTACATCATCTAATCTATCTAACGCATTCTGTGCGTTTACATCAGCTTCAGCAATACCATCTTCCATATGATTTAGGTTTGCTGCATTAATTGGAGTGGAAGTGTCTGGTGCATCCTTCCACACTTTCTTTGTATATGCCATTTCTTTTCTCCTTTCTACTATAACTCAATGCCTTCAATCTGTGCTCTAACTTCAAGCGCCTTGAGATAATTATCCATGAATCTTGCCTGCGCATTAAGAAGTGATAAAGGGCACTTTGGCTCAAAATCCAATGTTCCTGCCTCATACTTCACACACATAGCTCTAAGCTTTGTGTAGCGCTCCTTCGTCTGATAGTATTCAGCCTTGAATCTATCCTTATAATCATCACTTTCCATCAGTTCCACTGTTTCATTCAGTTCCATTTTGTTTCTCCTTTCTATGACGGATTGATTGGATATCCAATCATACTTTCTAATGTTGTCAATCTTTGCTCTAATGTAGTAACTGCATCCCACTTTGCTTTATCCTGCAATGTCACATGAATATCAGTATTATTTACATGAGTATTAAGTGCAGTAACATCAGCCTTCGTTCCTATAGCAGCATCTAAAGCATCTATTACTTCCTGTGACTCTGCCATAGCATCAGCAATCTCTTTTAAGGTGTCCAAGGTAGTAGGCGCACCATTTATCAATTCTGCAATCGCATTGTCAACATAGGCTTGCGCTCTTGATAATGCATCAGCTGCTGCTCCTAACGCATCAGCTCCCACCTCTGCATAAGTAACATTGTGTGGATTTCCACCTCTAACTTGTGAATGATTATATGCAGCTAATCCATGATCACCACGATAAGCTGTGTCAGAAGTTTCTCCTAAAGTCAGCTGACCTTCTCCCATTTTATCCAGGTATTCTTTTGCAAGTTGCTGATATTCATCCGCTTTATCTTCAGAAACCTTTGCATTATGTTCTGAAGTAGCTGCACTACTAGCAGAAGCACTAGCATTATTCTCACTAGCTTTGGCCTGTATCTGAGACTGAGAAGCTGATGCAGAAGCTTCTATAGCCTGGTCTGCGTAGCCTTCTGTTGCAATCATATACAGGTTAGCTTGATTCTTGGAAGATAATGCATCCGCTTTGGCCTCAAGACACACATCTCTACATGCTGTAGCTTCAGTAGAAGCACCACTTGCTGTTGTGGCTGATTCTGATGCACTTGTTGCGGATGCAGAAGCATTTTCGCTTGCAGTAACCGCTTCATCTCGCATAGCTTCAAAAGTAGACTCATAGTTACCTGCTTTAGTAGCACTAATTTCAGCTTGCTTAGCATATTGAGAAGCCTTCGCTACATTTTGAGTCAATGCAGTATATTCATTAAATGATTCCTGATACTTTTGATTTACTTTCTTTGCATATACATTAATGATAAATTCAGGACTGGTTAACATTGCTCCATCATTAAATGTAACCATAACCTGAGCTTTATTCGCACCCAGCGCAGATAAGTCATTGGTTCGGAAAGTATATTGCAATTCATTGCCTACAATAACCATTCCCTGATCACATTCATAACCATCTGTCTTTGCAATAAACAGCTCTGCTACAATCGCATTTTCAAGAGATATAACCTGTCCATGATCTACAAGTGATATATGTATGCTTCTTGACTTTGTGTCACCCTGTCGCACATATATACCACTTCTAGCTGATTCTCCATTTATATCTATTCTGATATTTGATATAGAATCGTTTAACATCTTCTCACCTCACATTCTTTTTTCATTATAAAAAAAGTGAGGGATGCTTTATCCCCCACTTTAGGTTTTATTTTGTCCAATTCTTAATTTTCTTCATTGCATCAGCTTTAGAATATCCTATAGCCATATACATTGAAATAATTACATTCTGAAGCTTTGCAGCCTTGGTCTTGTCAGTTTTCAAAAGTTCAAGATATTTGTTCTTATATTTTGAAGTAATACTACTTGATACACTGCTTTTTGCCGACTTTTCGTCAGATACACTCTTCTTAGTTGAATAAATCTCACTAACAGAAGCAACTACAGCTTTATTGCTACTAGCTTTTCCAGCAAGCACTTTGTCAACCTCTGTTTCAACCTTATCCCACTCTTCAGAAGTAACCCAATTGTTGACATACTTTGTAGCTTCTTCCTCAGTCTTGTCTTTGTCTTCAGCAATCTGGTCTTTGATTCTGTTCATTTCCTTCTGATCATTTTCATTATATGCATCCAGATATCTATCCTTCATAGACTCTGTCTCTGAATAAATCCATTCTTCAGAAGTTCCTGGTGCGCTACCTGTGGCAATATCCTTGCCATAAAGCACGATAGAATCGAAAGTCTTAATAATATTATTAGCAGGTATTCCAGCAAATTCTCCTACTGTAGTAAATATCTTTTTAGTCTGTTGCAAAACTTTCTTCTGAGCCTTTTCAGCCTCTTCATCAGTATTTGCTTCATTAAGCTTATTGATACTATTCTGCAAGTTTGCTACACCATCTACAATATCATTAATCATTCCTGTAACAGATACTTCCAAGCCATAATATGTATCTCCTGTAAGCCAATATGATAATGCTGAATACAATGTATCTCCAAGGAATAACATTCCTGAAAATGTTGAGCCAAGTCCTTTGAAGAATGCCTCAAGCATCTTATCAAGCATTGTCTTATCTTCATCATCATCTGGCATATACTTATACTGCTTGTGATATACCATATCAGCTGCAATAGTCATAAGACTAAATACTGCTGCCGCTACCACTTGTGAAGATACAGCCTTGGCCAAGTTTTTACCTGCTTCTTTTCTAGCAAGTGTAGAAGCCTCAGACTTTTCAATTCTTTCATCAGACACTCTAGCACCATATTCAGCCATAGCATCATACATAATGCCAAAGTTCTGAAGAGGCTGAGTCTTGAACATTGCCAACTGCTTAATCAGCTGATTAGGTGTTCTTAACATATCAGGTCTCTGAAGAGTTGTGTAGTTAGGCTGTGTTCGCTGCACGATTTGAGTGAACACTTCACTAACTTTATCCCAGTATTCATCAGAACCTTTTTCCAAGTCTTTGAATTGCTCATCTACATAATACATAGCTGCATATTCAAGTGTTCTAACAGTTCCTGTATCAACAAACTGAATCATGTTTGCACCAGGTATCTTGCTAGTGATTTTCTCACCCCATCCTCTATTGTCTTTGATATCTCCAAGTTCCTGTGTAGAGTAGCCTTGACTTCTCTTCCACAATAGCGGATTTCTCTTTTCAAGCTCTTCTATTCCTTCTGCCTTGATAAATCCCTTACCGAAATCAGCAAAAGCTCTTCCAAGTGGCTTCCAGCCAACAACTGCTGCCGCTGTTGGATAAGATGCAGCCTGCTTAATTGCCACACCTAAATTAAGAGTAAGTGTAGCTCCTGCAAACTTGCTTCTCATTGAATCAAAAATCGTAGGATCCTGATGCCTTCCCATCTGCAAATCAGTAATAAGATTCTTTAAAAACTTATTATCTGTTTCGCCCCAAGTCTGCGCCAACGCACTCTTAACAGATTGATTATATCCGTTATTGTCATGACTTGTTATATTCAGCACCATGTTCAGATTACGAATAGGAATAGCCATTCCACCATAAAGTGCAGTGTTGTTTGTCTGACGAAGAATTACATTTGTAATGTCCTCAAGCAAAATAGGATTCTTACTAGCCACACGATTTTTCAAGAAGCCCATTCCTTCAATTGAGCCATCTCTTACAAGTCCTGCATAATCCTGCTTCGTAAAGTTCGGATCTGATTTGATAGGGAAGTAATTCTTCACTCTTGCTATTTTATAACCCTTCAAGACTTGTGAAGTGTCATTTATAACACCGCCTGTATATTCATGGAACATCTTCTTTGCGCTTGCTAAGAATCTCTTCTCATAGTCTGTGAAATCATCCGACTTCTCCAAATCTTTGATAAACTCCTTAGCAGAAGTAATCTCTGACTCTAACTGGCGCATAGCTGCATTTCTCTGATCACCTTTTGTTTTATAAACCATAAGATAATCATCATAAGGAACATATCTATATGTTTTGCCCTTATTATATGCATCAGTGATTTTGCCCTTTTCATATAGCTCCATATCAGGAATAGTCAATCCATCTCCTAACACATGGCGCAGGTTATCATCATTGTATGAATGCATAATAAGTGCAAGTCTCATAGCTCTTGTCACCATTACAGGCTTTCCTTCATCATCCTTTAAGCCAATATCAACCATATCCTCAGCTTTGGTGCTGTGCAGTCTTGCAACATCCTTCTGGTTCTCTTTGCCTTCCAATACTGACTCAAAAATCTTATTGATATCACGCTCAATCGCAAGCATCTTTAACTGGCCATCATCCAATGACTGATATATTGATTTCCAAAAACCATCTTTCTTATATCCAGAAACCTTATTAAACCATCTCTCAGCATTCAGATGCCAAGTGAAATACTTGTTAGCTGCATCCTGGACCTTTGAAACAGTTTTGGTTCCAAGAATCTTTTCAGCAAGTTCTGTCATAGGATTTCTTCTAACCCTAGACTTCTTTGTTTCTTCTATGATGCCTGTACTAGCTTCATATGCATCCTGAGTCTTCTTGTTATTGATAAGCTTATTCTCATTACGAATCTGTGTAATAAGCTGATTTGTAATATCAAGAATAGTCTGAAGCTCATCATCTCTTAATTCTCTTACCATCTTTGGAGAATCTGAAAACTCTTCAAGCACTGCATTCTTTAATGTGGCAATCATTGATGCAGTATTAGCATCATAATCAAAGCCAGCATTATCTTTTAATGCATCATACTTCTCCTGAAGCTTTGCCATCTTGTCAGCAAATGTTCTGCTGCCATTGCCTTTGTTAAGATTGATAAGCTCTAATACATCAATAACAGCATTTACCATATTCTCAGTGCCTACACCAAATGGAATATGCTTTGTCTCTGTAGGATTAGCTACCATTGAAGACAATGTATTATAATTTCTTTCAACCTTCTTCTTCAGCTCAGAAGTTTTTCTGCGAGCACGATCATTTTCTTTTGTTCGTCTCTGCTTAGCCTTAATTCTTGCTATCTCATCATTCTTTTGCTTTCTAATTGCAGCAACCTTTTCACTATCAGTTCTGATAAGCTCTTCATATGCAAGTCTTGTAAGCTCATCCATACTAGATATAGCTTCACCCCTTTTAGCCTTAGCCTCTGCAATCTCAGCTTCAATATGCTTTACTCTAGCAAGTTTCTTGCCAAGTTCTTCCTGTGCTGCTTCTGCAACAGCTTTCTTAAACTCTCTTTCGCCTCTTGCCTTCTCTTTTCTTGCCAGTGCCTGCAAGTCATTATTCAGCTTGATATACTTGGTAGCTTCATCTGTTTCAAGCTTTTCGCCTGCAACATACTTGTAATAGTTACCAATAATATCCATAGCCACACCATATGCAGCTTCTTCTTTGGTAGCTCCTTCATATACAGGAGCATCTTTTGCACTACGCTCAAAGCTCTTAACAATTGTTCTATCTTCGATATCCTTCAGATAATCGAGAAGTGCAATTGGCTGATTAGCACTATTTTCTGCTTCAGATAATCTATTACCAGAAGCTTCTACAATCTCACCCCATACATCATCAAGTGATGTTCCCACATTCAGATTGAGTACAATACCGTACTTCTGCATGACCTTGCGATATTCATTGTATGAGTCAAAGTAATTAGCAACTTCAGCTTTCTGTGGAGCATCAAGCTTAATCTTCATTCCCTTAAAGAATTTCTTGAAGTTCTTGTACTCCTGCTCCATTGAATCATCAACAAATTTCAACTCACTAACAACTGGCATTGCAACTGCCTGCATGATAGAAGCAAAATCCCTTGGAGACAATGGATTTTCTTTTGCATAAGCAAACACTTTACGGATATTCTCTGCAAGCTCTTCCTGGTTAGCATTAGACTGATACTTGTCAATGATATCCGCAGCAACTCTCTTTGCATCCATCTTTGTAACTTTTACTGTGCCATCCTGAAGCAATCTGTTACCTTCTTCAATAATTGCAGAAGTCTTTGCCACATATTCAGAATCAGCCTGCTCCATAATATCCATCCAGATATCATCCTGATCCACAGATAATGAATATCTAATATCATCATTTTCTGTAGGATTCTCATTGTGAATTGACTTTACCTGATTAGAGTCGAATACAACAACAACCTGCGAAGGCTCCATTTCTAATCCCTGATTTCCATAATCAATCAGGTCATTAAAGATTACAGAATCATAACCATTTTCTTTTGCATACTCTGCATAATCTCTAGTCTTTCCATATTCAGAAGTTCTCTTGCCATCATCATCTAAGAAAATATCGTCTATATAAACATAATCATCCTCAAATAACTTAGTCTCTTCATCAATTGTGATTCCATAAGCATGATTAAATACATCAATATTATCATAATTGTTAGATGAGTCTGTCTTCTCTTCGCCATCTTCGTGATAAGTTATAAATGTACCATCCGCAGTTTCCTCAACTTCTACATCATATAAATGACGAGCATATGGTTTTAATGGTGGAAGCTGATTCCAATAACTACTATTAGCATCAACAACATAAGGATTAGTTGCATTCAGATATACATTATATATACCAGCTCTGTCAGAATCATTTCTATCATCTGTTAAGTATTCACTAATAAACCATTCTTGCGCATCTGCTACACTATCAAACTCTCTCTCAATACCATTCCAGTTAAAATCTTCAATAATAATCTTATCGCCTTCTTTATAAGCTTCAGATTTTAAAGAAAGCATAGAAACCATATCTTTCAATTCATCAAAATCCCATGCTTTATCTGGTAAATAATCTTTTGCTTTACCTGAATAAGATTCAGCAACTTTTCGATTATTAGTAAAAAAATGACTTCTCTTATCATCAGAAAAATTATTGTTAAATACAGTGAATCCTGCAAAATATGATCCATGATAATAAACTTTAAGATTTCCATCCTTATCTCTAGCCTGTGAATCCTTGAAGTAATCCTGCTGCCCTTGAGATAATTCATGGCCTTCTGAATCAACTGCGACAGAATATCGAATATCTTCATTGTTTTTATCAAATCTTTCTGTCAAAGGTATAACATTACCATTATCATCATATGTTATATCACTGCGCTTAATCTGAGATGAATTAAATAATACTACTTCATCGCCTTCCTTACTCTGATATATACTATCAAAGCCTTTAGCCTGAACAGCTTCAGAAAAATCATGTCCCATAATCAAATCTCTAGGTCTATCCATCTCAACATAATCAGAGATGCCTTTTCTAATATAATGTTCTACCTGTTCCAAACGATTATACGCATCAGACTTGTTGATTGTTTTATACTCAAAACCATAAACAGGATAATAGAAAGTTTTTCCGTCAACTTCATAACTCTTTTGTGTCTCATCAGATGTAACCCTATAGTATGTTCCATATGTATCGTCAGGAAATTCAGCGACTTTAAACTCTTGATTATTATATGTATCTTCAAATACTTCTACATAATCTGAAGCATTCCAATAATCATTTGTGCCACTGCCCCAATAAACTTTGATATCATCAGACAGTTCTGGAAACTCTTTTATAAAGTTATATAAAAATGTTTCATCATTTCCTCTAACACCATCTAAAGTATATAAATTTTCAATGATATAATATGGATTCTTTGTATCAAGATAAGCTGATATCACATTAGATCCATATGTTCTCGCCTCACCTTTTGTAAAAGCAAAATAAAAACCTTTACCCAAAAATCCTATATCATTAGCTGCACCAATCATGTCTTTATCAAACACATTAAATTCATCATTATATGTGCCATGATAAAACTCTTTTAGTGTGCCATCCTCATTTCTAGCCATTGAATCAGGGAAAGCTAATTCTGCTGCTGCACGAATATATTCTTTAGCTTCTTGTTCATTTCCATTTTCTACAGCTTCCATATAATCTTTATTTATATTTTCAACTGCAACAGAATAACTCTTTGGTGCATGCCATGGTGAATATGGATTCTCAGCAAAAACAACATTTCCCTTATAATCCATTTTGGGAACAGTATTTCTTCTCAATTCTTCTGGCATGTTTATTCTATCAGCAACTTCTCTTGCTTCAATTTCTCCAGCTGTTGCAAAATATGCTTCAGTAGGACTCATTTCTTTAAGTTCAGGTGAAAGAACATCTGCATTAAAATAAGCATCATCCAATTTACTAAAAAGTTCTTCATCTTCGTCTTTAAGAGCACTTTCTAATTCCATTGCTAAATCATATATTTTTTCATTCTTTTTTAGTCCTGCATACTTTGCTAAGAGATTTCTATACTTATGATATTTATCAATAAAATCATCTGGTGCATCTTTTTCTATTGAATCTAACTCATCAACTGCCTGAAGATATTTATTTCTCTCTTCTGTATCATAAAATGTTGGCACTCCTACTCTTTGCCAATATTCAGGACTTGCACCACTAGAAAAACCTTCCATGTATTGTATTGCGTGCTGTACTTCATGTAACAGTGTTCTTTTTAGTGAATTGCTATATTCTTTTAATCGTGAATTTAAAGTAATTATAAAGTCATCTGGATGCCATTCTCCACCTTTGCCTTCCTCTACGAAATCTTTAAACTCTACCCTGATTCTTTTAAGGAACGGATATGCTTTAAATAGTTCATCATGTTTTAAAACATCATCTAAGTGCAATACCTTTGGAGTAAGCTTTTCTAATCTCTTATTTACTTCTCCAAGCTTTTCAAACGAATCAGCCCATTTTGACATATCCGTATCATCTGTCATTGGAGCATTGATATCGTCTTTTAATCTTTGCGCCAAAGCATAATCATCTGTGTCAGCATATTTAGCCAATCCGTCTGCATAAACCTGCGCATCTTTATTACTGATTTCATATCTCCACAATCCATCAGTACCTTTATACCAATTTGTATGCTTAAAAATCTCATCCATAGATTTTCCATTTTTAAGCATATCTTCTGCTTTTGTAAGCATATCCATATCGGAATCACTTGATAAAATTCCACCAATAGAATATCTAATATCCTGATTATCTGTTGGATGTTCATTAGTAACAAGCTTTAATTGATTAGAATCAAATGCTAATACAACATTTATTTCTTCTCCGTCAGGCTTACCCCATCTTGTAATAATGCCATCAATTCCAATTGAGTCTGTAAGCAAATCATAAAACTCATATGCAGTTTCATAGTTGTTTACTCCTGTTACAAGCATCATCTCCTGGATAATATCTGCATCATTACTATTTTGTGAAAGAATCTGATCTGCCACTTCAGAATATGCTTCGTCCATTGTCTTATCATATGTAAACACATAATTACTTACAAATGTATCTTTCAAAGCCTCTTCAATTGAATCGTACTCTTCATCAGCTACAGCCTGTTTCGCTTCATCCATGCATAAATCTTTAATAAGTTTTACTAAAGTTTTTTTATTGATATTCTTTTCAAACCTTGAAGCTGGATTCTTTATGTTTGCATAAAGGACATGGCCTTTTTCTGCTCCATACATCTCCATTACTTCTTTTGAATCTGAAAGATATATACCATATCCTTCTGCCCTTTGGTTTTTCCCACCAAATTCTACAGGTTTAAATGTATAAAACTCCTGATCTGTACCATGATACATAACCTTCAATCTACCTTGCTCATCTCTAATTTTAGAATCCGCAAAATATGCCTGCTGGTCTTCTGTAAGTGTTCTGCCTTCTGAATCTACTGCAACAGAATACTTTGTTTCAGCCTTTTCACTTTTACTACTCTTCGATTCATTAACACCTGTATTCTTAAATGCAGCCATTGCCTTATTTACAATGTCTGCTGCTTCCTTCTCAGAAATATATCTGTGTACCCAAGAAGCCTGTCCTTTACTCTTCATAAGGCCTTTAATAGCCTTAATCATTTTGCTTGCAATGTCCTTTACATTTTCAAGCACTCCCTGCTTTCTAGGCGCACTTAATTCACTATCGTTAACCGTCTCATTAACAATAGCTTCAACACCCTGCTTTGTAGTGAACATCTGGCCAATAATATCATTAAATAACTCATTAGAAGCATCCTCTAATGACTTATTCCCTTCAACCTTCTGATAAGCCTTCTGATATGACTTGATATTTTCATTGAGAAGCTCCATACCCATATTAGATTGAAGAGTAGACATAACTTCTTTCTTTAAATCTCTATAGGCCTGTGGATTTGCAACCTCAAGATTCTCCATAGCCTCATGAAATGTAGTGACAACAATGTTGTTATTCTTCTTGTTTGCTAGGCTAATCTGTCCTTTTGAATGTGAACCAAGAATATTTTCATTAATGTGTTTAGCATTATCTCTCAGGAAATCTTCAACAGTAATGTCATTTTTTACAAGCTTTGCAACTGCACTAAAGAACTGTTCCTGTTCCTTAGAATACTTCTCAGAACTCTTATTCTTGAATTTTGCATTCTTCTTTAAGTTTGAAGTATCAGCCTTTGGAGTAGGCTTTAATTCTTCAGAAGCATTCTGCCCCTGCATATATACCTGCTTCAAAAATGCCTCTTCTGCTTCTCCTTTAAACAATGCTGTAAACTTTGCATTCTTAGGATTGTTCAATACATCCTCATATCCTAAATTCAGCTTACCTGCATCATAAAACTGCTTGCCTGCTTCTCTCATAGTCTCTACTGGTATTCCAGAAGCATATTCAAGCATTGAATTAGCAACATTAACATTTTCCATTGAAGATGCTACACTATACAGCTCCTGCATCTTTGGAGACTCAAACTCTACCTGATCAAGTGAAACTGTCTTGCCATTATTAAGCTTAACTCTAGGATTAGAACCTGTAGATGCTATGCTATTAATTCTTGCATCACTACCAGCTACCTTAACAGGCGCCTGCTTTGCATATTTCATAGCCATAGACTCTGCTGCATACTTCTCTGAATTTCTCAATTCAGAAGCCTGCTTCTTATACTCTTCAGCAGATAATGTATTGCCAACTTCTCTAATAGCAGTATTAACTACTAACTGCTTATCAAGTTTATGATCAGCAAAATCCTGAAGCACTTCACTAACAGCTTCTTTGTTTTCATTAGTAACATTTATGCTCTTATTATTGCCTTCTACAAAATCAGCAAGTTTAGATGCCACTTCTGAAGCATTGCCTTTTGATAAACCTTTACTCTCTAACTCAGAAGTAAATACTTCTCTTACTTCATTTCCTGCAACTTCCTGCATAGACTGAATAGCTCTACCCAAATCTGCATCAGATATATTTTCTACATCCTTATTTTCAAAGATTTGCTGAGCAGTAGTGCCATCCAAAGCCTTTGCGCCTTTTACAGCTTCTACAATCTTTGCAACCTGATTCTTATCCTGGTTAACCTTTTCACCGATTCCTGTATATGCCTTTCTAGTCATTACATGCGCACTACCTGCACCTAACCCACCAGAAATAGCTCCTGTAATAAAATCATCACGCATTTCAGTCAGCTTATCTTTTCTAGCTTGACTTTTAGCCTGTTCTTCATTCATTCCAGACTCTTTATATTCATAAATAGACTGATTGTAATCAGAAAAATCATTATTGATATAATTATCAGCCATTGTATTAAGAATATCTCCAAAGACTTCTTCTGAACCTTCAATTCCTGCCTGCTTTAATGCAGATTTAATCCCATCCACAAGTGCAGTTTTACCACCTCTTGCAAACATTCCTGCTAACATATCAAGAGATATAATCTCAGATACAGCTTCATTTAAGCCTTGAGCAATTGCATACTGATTCGCTTTCTTGCCACCAAGGCCTTCATCATTTGCCTGCTTCAATCCCTTTGCATATCCTGCTACAAAGAAATCAGCATCCACCAATCCTGCTGTTATATGCTGTGCAGCTTCAGCTCCAACTCCTAGATCTCCAAGTCCTGCTGAGATACCAGCTGTTAAAAGAGCAGAATCAGCCGCAGCCATACCACCCTGATATCCATACTTTAATACTGCATTCACTGCTTTATTACTTGTTGCATTTTCCAGCTCTTCAGCAGTAGTATTTCTGATTTCATCAGACATATTTTGTGGCTGATATAAGATTGAATTAGTATCTACAGGCGCATCTTTATCAGCATAGAACAAACTATTAATCTTTTCAGCACCAGCCATTACACCACCAATAGCATTTAATGGTATTGTTAAAGCATTGGCAGCAACAGAACTTCCTACAGAGTCTTTTGCCATTTTGCGTGAATCCGCAACATTTTTCGCATTTGCATTCTTATTTTCGACTTCACGCACATACTGAGCATTCTTTTCAAACTCATCAACGCTCCATCCTGTCTTTTTAAGGATTTCATCACGCTTCTGATATCTTTCGTGTAAAGCATTTGTCTGCGCTTGTGAAGGTGCCCCAGTAGTAAGTGATAAACTTGTACCAACCTGTTCTGCCTGATTGTATTCATTCAACTGCTTATAAGTATCAGCATCAATTTTAGATAAAGCAGCACTTCTCTTCTTGTAATACTTGTCTGTATCTGAATACTCTTTCAAAGTGCCATAATTTTCCATATAGTAATCTATATCAGAATCAGACATGCCTGTTTTACGCAATGCTGAATAAGTCTTATTTGACTTCTTCATATTCTCATCTACAGCCTTTGCGCTTTCAATATCTCCTACAGCATTATAAGCATTTTTCTGTAATTGCTTGCTAAATTCAGAATTGCCAATAGCATCAATAGCCTTCTCAAAGATATTTCTATTTTCATGCTTATCTAAAATAGCTTTCTGAGAATTCTTTAATCTATTATAATCGCTTAACGCTCTTTCCTGCTTAGATGGAATCTTGCTACCAAAATTATCCTGAACAGCCTGCGCATATTTGCTTGTATTATTTTGTACTACTGGCATACTTCTGCCAATTTCTTTTCTCTGACTAATAATACTATCCCAACTATTAGTTTCCACACCAACAGGTTGAGAGGTAGTAGCATTGCTACCACCTCTCTCTTCTAATAATTCATCCCAGCTTTTTGTTTCAACACCAATCTTCTTTTTTCTTGCCATTGTTATCTCCTATTTGCAACCTGTGAATCTTTAAATTTATATTTATCTTTTTTTGGCTTATTAGCATCTTGCTGCATATACCAATCTATAGCATTGAGCAACTGATTAACCTGCTCAGTAGTCATTTTTCCTGCATCATACTGAGCTTGTACCTGCGCATATATTGCATCCTTGCTTGCGCCCTTTCCACCTGCATTACTCTGTGCAGCTCCAACAAGAAAATTAACCTGATCCATGGAAAGCTTCTTACCATCATTAATGTAATTATTCTTACTTCCACCACTGGAACCACCACTAGAGCCACCAGAAGAACCGCCACCTCTTGAACTATAAGCTCTAGCAGCTGCATTGGCTGCATCCTGCTGTTTCTGATATTCAAAAGTTTCTCGCCACTGTGCATCTGCAATAGCATCTCTTTGTTGCTGATAATCAAAGTTTGCCTTCCACTGATCATTAGCAACAGAATTGTTGTATCTATCGTTGTAGTAATCTCTACTTCTCTGCCAATCTTCAACAGCATTTCTGTACTGATTGTAGTTAAATGTATTATTCCACTGGTCATTAGCCTGAGACCTAGCAAGCTGGTCTGCTGTATAACTTCTGTTAGCCTGGTAATCTGCAACAGTATCTCTATACTTGCCATAGTTTCTGTCTTCCTGTTGGCCATACATATTGAACTGATTATATAGATTCTCTGTCTCTTTATCGTATCTGTTCTGTGCAGCTTCCATAAGTTGAGGAATCACATTGTTAAGCTGTGTCAGATACTGCTGATTTGCCTGTGCTGCTGCTGTAACCGCATAACTATTAGCATATCCACCAGTCAAATTAGATGCATTTGTTGCAGCATTCATGCTTGCCTGTTTGCCAAGTGTTGTATATTGGTCTTTGTACTGCTGATACATTGGATCTGCATTGAAATCATAGCTAAATGGTTTTCTATTTGTAATTTGATTCATAAGGTTATCAATCACTGGCTGATATTGCGACTGATAAGCCTGTGGAGCATTAGCTTCAAGCTGATTTAAAGTATTTTGATAATTAGTTGTCGCTTGCGAAACGACATTTCCTGCATAATCAGCAGGTTTACTGTTTTCTATTACAGTAAGCTTATCTAACAATTCCTGTGTTGTTGGCATTTCACTTCTCCTTTACATTCTCTTCTAATCTTTCTATCCTTGACTCTAAATTGTTCAAAGCATAATTGAGCTGGTCTGCAAGTTCAGATAAATAAGCCTTTGTTGACTGCATATTTTCTTCATTGCTTCGCTTCTCAACATTAATATTGGGATAATCAAATGTCTGTGCCATTTACTCCACTTCCTTCCTCAATTGCCTTTGCAATTGAATACAATCTCATTTCTCCATTTCCGCTAAATCTCAATTGGAAATGATCACTTCTCTGCACTGGTATAGGAATCTCAATACTTTTCTTTCTAGTCGAGTAATATTCCCACACATCTTCCCAATCTTCTGAAGAGTCATACATAATCTGTATTTTTACCTTCGTCAGTGGTTCCAGCATCAGTCTAATATTAATTCTCTTGATATATGCATAATATGGAGTGATTGTTCCAAGGTCTCCTGTAGTAAAGCTCCACTCAATCTCATCTTCTAATTCTCCTGCAATAATATTTCCTGGATGAATATCATCACTAGGATATACAATATCCGCAGGAAATAGCTTCACATACATATCTTCATTGTTAACTACTATCAGACGATTGTTATAATCAATCATGTACATACCATTGTTTGTATATGCCATGTACTTACATTGCAAATCATCTTCTCTGATCCACAGGCCTTTTGACACATCATATACAAATAAATGCCACTGATAATCATTATCTCGCATTGATAAGTAATACTTATGTCTGTAGCAACCTGCCACAGCCTCATAGTATGGCTCCACACCTAAATTCTCAGAAATAATACTTAGGCTTCCATTGTAAACACATACTCCATCTCTTGCCTTGAAAATAAGCTGGTCATCAACTACGCAAATTGATTTGTCTGAACCAAACTGCACACCCCTTCCAGGCTTCCACTGCAATTCATAATTTGAAGGCTTATTGCCATATAGCTTGTGATATCCATCCTCTTTGAAGAAAAATACATATCCGCTATAGCTAACAATTCCTGTAAATATGTTTTGAGTACCAACTGTTGCAGCATATGAGTCCGAATCTAAACCGCCAAAGAAATTCCAATTCGTAGGATCCCCAGCTTTTGATGCATACACTTCATGGTTATTGCTTGAACATCCCCATAACCTGTTTCCGTTCTCACAAACAAAATCCATTTCAGGCATTTCTCTTTTTACAGTGATATTATTTACATTTGTATGATTTAGATTGATAAGGCCTACAACAATAAGTGCATTATCATCTTTGGCATACACAATATTTGTCTGATTGAAATCATAATCGTTATAAACCCAGCTTCCTGAATCAACACCGCTAAATCTTACTGCATCATATTCCTCAAAGCCTATGCCTATTCCCTGAGCCTCAAACTTTACATAAGTAGTGGCCACTGGCATCCAAGCCAAAGTAGATGAATTGAAGACTTTCATAACCACCTTATCCTGCGAAGTATCAAGCCAATACTTGCTATGGTCACTAGGTTCTGAGTTTGATACCACTGTGTTTGTTGAGTCATACACTGTGCCATCCAGCTTACACAAGCTAATTGTTACATTGCTTTTTGTAACTTCATTTTCTATGTGAGATATTTCTGTATTGTATGTGTTATAAATCAATCCATCTGGAAACACACATAAATATGCACCCATCATAACAAGCTGTCTTTCCACATCCGTCTCTTCCAAGTCGCATATATAATTCTCATCATAGTAAAGTTTATTATCATCTACATATGCCAAGAATCTTCCACCTAAAGCTCCCTGAGGCTTATCAAGTGTTTTAATGATTCCTCTTTTTCTTCTATTCGCCAAAACAGGATAATAATCATTAGTCATGTTTTTCATTTCAGCAAACTCATCATCACGCACATATAGATTCTTATTAATTCCTCTAAATGCATTTATTAAATTGATTTTATCTGGTCTTGCTTTAATCTCTGGTAACATTTAAAACACTCCTAATGGTTTTGATATTGGCATATGTGTTCTGTTGTACTCATCATAATAGCGCTGCTTTGCACCATTAAACATTATCGAGCTGTTCTGATATCTATCTGTTTCACCATTCATAAAATCAATCATAGCAAACAGATAATATGTATATATATCCTTATGAGCCTCAGGCGCTATAACCTCTGTACTCATATCATTTTCCGTATATCCATTAAATTCTTCTATTGCTGCATCTTCATGCGTTTTAATTAAAGTCTCAAAAATGTTGAAATCTAATTCTGAAATCCACATTATCTTGATTTCATCCGAATATTGATTAGGCTTTAACTCATCTACTAAAGCCAAGATATCTCCTATTGTCATGTTCACTCTCCTTAAATAGAAAAAAGGGAAGATAAAACTACATTTACCTTCCCTAAAAGAATGACAAAAACTACAAGTTTCCCTTTGCAAGTTCATTGCTGCGTGCAATGGCTAAGTTATCCATCTTCTGTGAATTAAGAAGCACTTCGTAAACAGCTCTGTTTACTTCCACTTCTACTCCACGCTGGAGCTGATAAGTCTTACCATTAATTCCAACAAACACATCATCCTGTAATTCCTTTGTCAAAGGTAACATAATCTTATATGTTTCTTCTTTTACCTCATCATTCTTTCTTTCTGCTACTTCTGTTTCTACAGCTTCTGCTGCTCTTTTTCCTGCCATCTCTAACCATCCTTTCTTTAAGCCTACAGCCTAGTGAATTTATCACTAGGCCTTTGGCTAAATGTCAATTGTGATTAGTTAGCGCTTACAGTATCTGAGTATGCAGATAATGACTCAACACGAACCATGTACTGCTCAACAAGTCTTTCAGCTGTCTTTGTAGCCTTCCAACCAACTGTTGCTCTCTGATTCAATGGATCATCACCAGCACCTAACTGCTTAACGATTGTTTCCAATCCACCGCCTGATACCTTTGTTGTAGCATAAGCATTTGCTCCAAGTACCAAAGTAGAGAATACTCCAAGTGCTTCTCCACCAACTACAGGACAATTGTCTGCTGCATCCTTCCAAACCTTTGCCTCAGTGTTTTCAACAAAACGAACATTTCCAAGCTTACCAATCTCGCCTTCAAAAATGTTTGAAGCATTGGCATCTGTGTACTTATGTACATCAATCCACTCTGAAGATGTTCTAAGGTCAAATGAAGCATAAGGATGAATAATAGCTACATAGCTACCATCAATTGTAGGAGCATTCATTGCACGAAGCTGTGCAGCTGCCTGCTCAAACAAGATAGGCTTCAATGTGTCTGCTGTTGTCAGCGCTGATCTAGAAGTCTTTCCACCTGCATAAATAACATTGGTTCCACCTGCTAATACATCTCTTGTGATAGAATCAAGTGTTCTACCTGCCTGTGAGCCGAGAAGCTTCAATGCTTCTACAACATTGTTATCAATGGCTGTCATCTTCAACATATCTGAGATTGTTACATAGCCACCATACTGCTCTACAGTAGATGTAATAACGCTCATGTTAAGCTTCTGGCCATTAGGTGTTACACCTTCAGTAAGTGGTGTCATAGCCTTTGGCAATGAGTCATACTTTCTAAACTCAATTGTCTTACCACCACCCTGAGGAATATCCTTCTTCTGTGCAAACTGATCATGAACCAATTCAGGCTCTGCTAAATCAATGAGATAATCACTGTAATAAGTCTTCATCTCATCTGTAAGACCAGTATCTGTAGTTACATTTGTGTTGAGTGCAAATAACTGTAAGTTATAAGCTAACTTTCTGTTCTTATTCATTTGTTTCTCCTTCTTTCTCTAGGAAGGAGCATCAATTAAAAACTAATATTTTCTCCTTCACTAGCTCTTCTTGCAATTTCTGCTCTATCAGCCTTTGTCAAAGCTGATACATCAGTCTTAAATATGCGACTAGATTGCGGAGTTACACCATTTTCAGAAGGTCTCGCATGTCGTTCTGCCAAACTCTGTGCCATCTTTTCTCTGACATTCTTAGCTGTTGCTGCCATAGCACCACCAACCATATCATCAAAGTGAATAGCCTTGTATGCAGACTCAACACTGATTCCTGATGCAAGTAAGTTTGTAAATTCTGGATTTAACACTTCATCTTCAAGATTGAAGTTGTCTATTCCATACTTTGCAACCAACTCTTCAGCCTGCTGTTGCCACTCAGCATAAATTCTTTCTGAATTAGCCTTGCGCTCAGCTTCCTCTTCTGCGTGTTTGAATGCTGCATTCTCACGCTCCAAGGATTTTAACTCTTTCAGCTGTTCAACAGATAAACCTCTTTCCATAGCTTCCTGCTCATAGAAAGTTTCATCTTCTTCAATAGCTTTCGTTAAAGCATCCA